TTTAAAGGATAGTATCAAAACACTTTTTGCGTAATTTTCATTTGCTCTACCATCTAATATTATCTGACTATTTAATCTAACTAACCTTTCAGTAAATCTACCTTCATTACCAACTAAATCTTTTATATTATTTAAAATCCATCCTCTAAAATTATCTAAACCATCAGTTTCTTCTATCCATATTTTCTGTATTTCTTTATGTACAGAACTATTTGTGTCAAATCTATTTATGATCGACCAATTACCGATACCACCATAGTTTTGTTCTGTGAAATTACCACCAATAACTCCCTCATCTGTTTTACAATCATCTGTTTCTATTTTACCTAAACATCCATCCATATATGTATTCCCTTCACATATAGGATAAACTTTATTAATAATATTTTTAAATGATGTAGGTGTTAATGGAAAAACTTCTTTTTTTTCAGTTATTAATTTTTTATTTTTAACAGACTCATCTAAAGGTTTTTTATTTGTTTTTTTTATAAAAAGATCATTAACAAAATCCCAATTAACATAATTCCAAAACTTTTTTATATATTCGTCTCTTTTATTTTGGTATTTTAAATAATAAGCATGTTCCCAAAGATCAAGTCCTAAAAGTGGAAAACCACCACCCTTAATTACATTCATAAGTGGATTATCTTGATTTGGTGTTGAGATGACTTTTAAAGTATTATTTTTTGTTAAAATTAACCAAGCCCAACCAGACCCAAATCTTTTTTTTGCAACTTCGTTAAATTCGTCTTTCATTTTTTTTATGTTACCATATTGACCCGTAATTTTTTTAAGGATCTCACCTTTTGGTATTTGTTTTTTAGGGGATAACATTTTCCAAAATAATGCGTGATTAAATGCTCCCCCTGCATTATTTCTAATAGTATCGTCGTATTTACTTATTGATTTTATAATATCTTCTAAATCTAAATCACCATAATTTTTTTTAGATAAGGCATCATTTAATTTTTTTACATAACCTTTGTAATGTTTATTATAGTGAATATCCATTGTTTTAGGATCAACAAATTGTTTTATTGCCGAATATGAGTACGGTAATTTATCAATACCTATTTTCTTCATCTCTAAGATAAAATCACTCTTAATTTTTTTCTTATCTTGTATTAATATTTCTTCTTTAATTAATTCTAATTTTTTATGTATTGGTTTAAAACCTTCAAAAATTATATCCTCTAAATCAGGGTTTTCCTTTTCAAACTTTTTTATTAAAGATCCCGACAACGCATTAGCTTCGTCTTCATTTTTACCTCCAATATCTGGACCTCTTTCTCTGCCAATAACATTTCTTTGATAAGAATGAATCCACTCATGTGACAGAGTTCTTAGAATGTCTCTATTCATTCTATTGTTAACTAAGACTTTAATACCTTTTTCTTTATGCTGACTACCTGTTGTCATTCTACCAATTCTTTCACCAACAAAAGTAATCGTTAAATCATTTTTTAATCCATAATTTTTTTGTAAAAACTTACAAAATTTTTTTAATAATTCTTTTTTTTTAGTGTCTATATTGGCCCCAATATTTTTAAAAGTAACTTTCATTAAAGATAAATATCAAATTAATTAAAAAACCCCATCTTTTAAAATGGGGTTTATTTAGATGAGGTTATATTTTTTTATTTTTTGTGTTCTTTAATTTTTGCGTCTAATTTATCACAACGCGAATCTATATGACTTGATAGATTTGAAATGTCAAATTTAGTTAGTCTTTCTAAATCTGTAAATCGTCTATCAACTTCGTCACTATAGTTGTTTAATTTAATTGATAAATCTTTATGTAGATCATTAATACGATTGTTTATCTCACCAAGTGAGTGCTTTCTTTCCCTTTCAATATGATCAATATAATCATGAAATGATTTAACTTCAGTAAAAAAAGTATTTTTACCAACCTTATCTTTTATCTTTGAAAACATGACCACAACTGATGTTACAACCGCAACCACACCCAAAGTAGATAAAACTGATATTAATATAACTGTTTCCATAACTTTATTTTTTTTAATTTTTATTAAACCTCATCTTTTAACAAGATAATTTAGATAAAATTAAAATAAATAAAAAACCCCACCTATAAAGTGGGGTTAATAATTTATATATTTTTTTAGTATCTATATCTACTTCTATATCTTCTTGACTCTGTCTGTACTGAACTTGCCTCAGTTTTTGCTTTATTAAGTGAATCAGATAATGCTTTAATTGCATTATTAAGTGCGGTTGATTTTTCAGTTATTTTGTTAATACAAGCTTGGATATTTTCAATCCTCGGTTTACTTGGATCATCAGTACACTCGGCTGGTATATCTTCTTCCTCAAATTGAGCGGTATCCATAACAGTTTTTTTAAGATCAAAAGATTCTTCTTCTTCTCTTACTATTCTTCTAACAAGACTTTCTATTTTTTTTTGATTATATCTATTCATAATTTTTTTATTAATAAATATATTATATTTTAAAAAAAATTATCTTCTTTTATTAATAAGGTTTAAAATCTCTTCAACAACATCACCAACATTTTCAGAAATTTCATCTCCCATTACTGTTCCTATTATTTTTTTCTTGTGGTTTAGTATATCATAGATAGCACCTTCAATTGTATTATCAAATAATGGGTAATATACTAATACGTTATTTTTTTGACCATATCTATAAGCTCTATCTTCCGCTTGTGAATGTTCTGCGGGTACAAATGATAGATCGTTCATTATTACAGCCTCCGCTGATGTTAAAGTTAAACCAACTCCTGCCGCTTTTAAATTACCGACAAAAACTTTTATTTTATCGTTTTCTTGAAATTGGTCTACAGCATATTGTCTTTGTACTTTATTACAACTTCCATCTAAATAAACCGCTTGTTTACCAAAGTGTTGATATATTGTTTGTAACGTATCTGTAAAGTTTGTAAATATAATAACTTTTTTACCTTGTTCTAAAATATTTTCAGCAAATTCTATTGTTTGTTTTGATTTTTCATTTGCAATTACTTTTCTAACTTTCATTAGTTTTGAGAACTGTACTGTAAGTGAAGAAGACTCGTTTGGGTTTTTATCAAACCAATCATAATATTCTCCCATTAATTCTTCATATTCTTTTGACTTTAGTCTTAAATATACCGGAGTAATGATTTTATCAGGTAAATCTAAAACTTCTTCTTTTAATCTTCTTAAAATTTGTTTAGATGTTCTATCCTTTAATTCTTCTAAGTTAGATGCTCCCGTGACATTCCATACCTTACGTTTACCGGCATTAAATTGATATCCTTGACAGTACCTTATAGCGTAGGCCATCCAATTTTGAGCAACAGGACTTTCAATTATATTTAAAAGGTTATAATAATTTATAGGTCTTGATGTCATCGGAGTACCGGTTAATAACCATACTCTTTTAATTTTTTTAACAAAACTGTTAATAATTTTTGTTCTTTGGGCTTGAGCATTAGAAACCATATGAGCTTCATCCAATATAACCAACTCAAAATTAGATTTATTAAGAAGTGATTTTTCTAAATCTTTAGGGTCATGAAAATTCTTTAATATGTCATAATTAACTATAACAAAATCCGATTCTGTAGAATACTTTTTCCCTTCCGCAATGAAACAACTTCTATCTGAATAATTTGCAATTTCTCTCTCCCAATTTATTTTAAGAGAAGCTGGACATATAATTAATATTTTTTTTGCACCTGTCTCTAAAGCCGCAATTATTGTTGAGGTAGTTTTACCAAGACCCATGTCATCGGCCAAAATAAACCTTCTTGACCCAACCAATTTTTCTATTGCTTCCTTTTGGTGTGAAAGCGGGGGTCTGTGCCCGTATTTAGAATAATCTATTTTTACTTCTTCTATTGTGTGTGATTTAATTAATGCAGATTTTGGTACCCAAAATTCAGACAAAGGATCATTATCAAAAAATTTACCCCAAATATGGTAAGACTTTTCTTTCTCAACTAATAATTTTTCAACATAGATTTTTTCAGGAACTTTTAAAAGATATCTTTCTTCAGAAAATTTTTTAGCAAAATAAGTATCTAAATCAACCCATCTTCTTGCAACTTTTGGTTGTGTATTGTAATAATTAATTATATATTCTGACTGTGTTCTTGTTGGGTAGAATTTTTTGTTAGATTCTTTTTTAGATTTAATATATAATATATGATTATTGGCTCCACTATATGTGCCCAAAAGTTCTAATGCTTGATGTTCTATTAATTGTTTATTAGTAGACAAAACCTTTTTTTATAAAAATAAGAAAAAAAAAGATATTTATCAATAAAACATTTAAATGAGTAATAAAGTACCTATTACAAGATTAGGAAAATTTTTTGGGGATAAGGACTTTTCTCTTGAAATTTCTATGGGTCAAGAGTGGTTATATGGTGACATGAATTATACTTGTGTTCTTTATAGGGTGGATAGAGCTAAAACAAAAACAGATGATGTTTATGGTGAGACTACTTCAGATAGTATAAATTTTTTACCTCCTGTAGAATTTAACGCCTATGTTGCTATTGCCGCACCTGAAAATAAGTTCATGGGATCTACAAGAATAGATCAAATTGAAGCGGGTAATATTACAATCTCTGTTTATTTAAAAACTTTGGAGGAATTAAATATTGATATTAGTTTTGGGGATTATATTGGGTATTACGATACAGAAAATTTTGTTAGATATTATACAGTTGTGAATGATGGTCGTGTTATATCAGATATAAAACACACATATAAAGGATTTAGACCTTTTTATAGAACAATAATTGCCGCGCCGGTCACTTCTAATGAATTTAGAGGATTATAAAATAATATATTATGGGATTACCTAAAAAAATAAAAAAATATATACCTTTAGAAGTGGGTGTAAATCCATTAGAAAGAAGACACCAATTGGCCGACATGATTGCCGATAAAGGTACATTTTTACCTAAAGGATTATTACATGCCGATCTAGATAAAGGATTTTTAGATTTTGTAAAAGATAATTTCTCAATATCAATTGAGGGTAAAAAAATATCTATTGTTGATATTTTAGTAACAACGCAAAATTGGTCTCAATTTACCGAAACATGGAATTTTCAAAACATAGACAAAAATGCCGAACCCCCATTTGTTACAGTAGTAAGACAACCTGAAGTAAAATTTGGTGACCCACAAATTAAATATAATATACCAAATAGAAAATTATACCATTACGCACAAGTTCCAACATGGGATGGTCAAAGACACGGTATGGATATATATAAAATCCCTCAACCAATTCCTGTACAAATAAACTATACGGTAATAATAATTTGTAACAGAATGAGAGAAATTAATGAATTTAATAAAGTAATAATGGAGACTTTTGCTTCAAGACAAGCATATCAAAAAATTAAAGGACATTATATTCCAATAATAATGGGAGACGTTGCCGATGAATCTGTTTTGGATTTAGAAAAAAGAAAATACTATATACAAAAATATCCGATGACATTACAGGGATTTTTATTAGATGAGGATGATTTTGTTGTACAACCAGCTATAGTAAGAACTATGCAAGTTTATGAAACAGATAGTCAAATTAAAAAGAAAAAACCTAAAAAAAATAATGAATTACCGTTAGATTTAACCTTTAACTATAAAATAGGTAATAATAGTTTTACCGATAAAATATTTTTTACTTCAGATATGAAAATAAGTACCGTTGAAAATATTGATTCTTATAGTATTTATATAAATGATGATTTTTATGGTAATGACATTATAGATATACAAATAAACACTGGTGACATAATCAAAATTGAAATTGTTAAAGATGATTTTAATAAAGAATCTAAGATAGTTTTACAACAAAAATTAATTTAAATTTCTCCGTATAAATCCTTTTTTTCTTTACATCTCTCAATTATTAGATTCTCTAAAAATTTATACATTTTGATACCTCTTTTATCGCAATATTTTTTTAATATCTCATGAACTTCAGTATCAATCTTTAAGTTTTTTATTTTTTTTGGTTCTTTATTCATAGGTAGAAAAAAGGCAGAATAAAATCATACCAAGATATAAATACTTTTATATAAGTAAAGTTTTTGCTTAAAACACCAGTATTTATATAAAAAATAAATTATAATAAACTAACATTAAAAAAATATGGCAACTAACAGTAAAATTTTTGTTTCACCTGGTGTCTATACTTCAGAAGTAGATTTAAGTTTTGTAGCACAAAGTGTTGGTGTTACAACTTTAGGTATTGCTGGAGAAACTTTAAAGGGACCGGCTTTTGAACCTATATTCATAAAGAATTATGATGAGTTCCAATCTTACTTTGGAGGTACTTCACCTGAAAAATTTGTTAATACACAAATACCAAAATATGAAGCAGCATATATTGCTAAATCTTATTTACAACAATCAAATCAACTTTTTGTAACAAGAGTTTTAGGTTTATCAGGTTATGATGCGGGACCTTCTTGGTCTATAGTAACAAGTGCAAATTTAGACCCATCAACATTAGAACCTTATTGTTTAAGTGAGGTTACTCCTTCAGGATCTTGTGAACCTATATGTGTATCAGCAAAAACATTACCATTTGTAATAAATTTCACGGGATGTACTAATAGTTCATCTAGTGTTGAGTTTGGGTTTGACGGTAGTTCATTTCCTGAAGAAATTGCTAATATAATAAATAATGAATATGAACAATTTAATGGTAATACATCAACGTTGTTAAATGATTTACAAGTATTTGCATATGAGAGAATTTTAAATCCATTATCACAAAGTACTTCTATTGCTTATTTTGGTACAATAGATGGTGAAGATTATGATATTTTATCATCGGGTTATACCGCATCAACTAATGTTTTTGATGTACCATCACCATCAAGTACTTTAACTAATTACTTATCACCATTTAATGATACATGGTATTATGCGTTATTTGAAAATATTGGTAATGGTAATTATTCTGGTTATTCTTTTTGGTCTGTAGTTTCAGGACTTACATTAATAAACCCTATTACAACAACAACTTCAGCACCTACAACAACAAGTACAACAACAAATCCTTGTGTTACACCAACACCTGTTGTACCTACAACAACTACAACAACAACTATTCTTGATTGTTATTCAGGGACAATGATAGGTATGATTTATTATTATACCGGTAACTCTTACACACAATATGATGATATGGTTGTCGCAACATTAAGATCAAGAGGTGTTGCCGATTATAGTGATGATGTTAACCCAAGATATGAAATAACAGGATTAACAGATGTAAATATTGATTGTTCAGGTCAGTATGTTGATGTACTTAAAAATCCTTTTGCAAAATTTGCAATTAACGCCACTAATTATTTGGGTAATAATTTTACGTTTGTTACTTCATTTGCTAATTCAGATTCAGAATATCTAACAAAAGTTTTTGGTACAAGTAACTTTGGTAAACCTAGAAATGTAGTTCCTTTATTTGTTGAAGAAAGATTCCAATCCTTATTAAGATGGTCTTATAATAAAGGTTATATTAGAGGTTTAAAATGTCAATTAATATCATTACCTGAAGCTCAAAGTGAAGACCCTACATCAATAGCGTGGTATTTAGAAAAATACCAATCTCCAGAGAGTCCGTGGGTGGTTTCAGAAGTAAGAGGTTCTAAAGTTTTTAACTTATTTAAGTTTTATACAATAGCAGATGGTAATAGTGCAAACACTGAAATTAAAATATCAATTTCAGATATATCATTTGCTAATGAAACATTTACAGTATTAATTAGAGATTATTTTGATACAGACTCAAATCCAGTAGTTCTTGAGAAATTTACAAACTGTACAATGAATCCAAACGAAAATAGTTTTATTGCTAAAAAAATAGGAACATTAGATGGTGAATACGAATTAAGGTCAAGATATGTTATGGTTGAGATGAATGAAGATGCCCCTATCGATTCGTTACCTTGTGGTTTTGAGGGTTATAACTTTAGAGAATATTCAGGAGCTAAATCACCATTCCCAATTCTTAAAACAAAATATGATTATCCGGGAGAACTAGTTTTCAATCCTCCATTTGGTACCCCTTCAGGCACTGATGATGCTGGATTATCTTCAGGTGATAATATTAGAAAAACATTCTTAGGATTTTCTACAAGCGGTGATTATGGATATGACCCAAGTTTCTTCGAATATAAAGGTAAGAGAAATCCTTCTAATATATGTTTTGCGACAGATTCATCTCCTTGGTTATATAGAACAAGAGGTTTCCATATGGATAAAAACGCAAGTGGAATTACAATCGCAAACGCATTCGCAACAAGCGGTACTCCAAGATTTTATGTTGGCAATGCGGATTTTAGTAGTGAACCAACAGTTGAGACTAATTCTTACTATAGATTATTTTCACGTAAATTTACTTTATTAGTACAAGGAGGTTTTGATGGATGGGATATATACAGAGAAAGAAGAACAAACGCAGATAGATACCAATTAGGTAGAACAGGATATCTTAACGGAGCTTGTGCAACCACAAGATACCCATCGGCAATTGGATGGGGGGCGTTTAAACAAATAACAGTTGGTGATGGTACAATAGATTACGCAAACACTGACTATTATGCTTACTTATTAGGTATAAGAACATTCGCTAATCCTGAGGCGGTTAACATTAATGTATTTACAACACCAGGTATTGATTATGTAAATAATAGTGATTTAGTTGAGGCAACTATAGATATGATAGAAAATGAAAGAGCCGATTCATTGTATATTACAACAACACCTGATTATAACCTATTATTACCTACAACAACAGGAGTTGATGGATTAATTTATCCACAAGAAGCGGTTGATAATCTTGATGAAACAGGTATAGACTCAAACTACACCGCAACTTATTATCCTTGGGTTTTAACTCGTGATAGTGTAAATAATACTCAAATTTATTTACCACCGACAGCTGAAGTTACAAGAAACTTAGCACTTACAGATAATATTGCTTTCCCTTGGTTTGCGGCGGCAGGTTACACTCGTGGTATTGTAAACTCAATTAAAGCACGTAAGAAGTTAACTCAAGAAGATAGAGACGTTCTTTACCTTGGAAGAATTAACCCAATTGCCACTTTCTCTGATGTTGGTACTGTAATATGGGGTAATAAAACTTTACAAGTTAGACAATCGGCTCTTGATAGAATCAACGTAAGAAGATTATTATTACAAGCAAGAAAACTAATTTCAGCGGTTTCAGTAAGATTGTTGTTTGATCAAAATGATGAGAAAGTAAGACAAGATTTCTTAAATGCAGTCAATCCAATTTTAGATGGAATTAGAAGAGATAGAGGTTTATATGACTTTAGAGTAACGGTATCAAGTGATCCTGAAGATTTAGATAGAAACCAATTAACAGGTAAAATCTATATAAAACCAACAAGGTCTTTAGAATTTATTGATATTACTTTCTACATCACACCAACAGGAGCTTCTTTTGAAGATGTGTGATAAAATCTAAATTAAAAGTTAAAGAGGGATTTATTCCCTCTTTTTTTTTATAACATTAATATATTTATATGATATGAATTATTATAAATTTTTAGTTAAAAAAATAATTAAAGAGGTAGTTGATGAGAAAAATACACAATACGCTTCTAAATATTACGCATTTGACTGGGATGATAATTTAATGCAAATGCCAACTTTAATATACCTTAAGGACGAAGATGGTGATGTTATTGGTATGAATACTGAAGATTTTGCCGAATATAGAACATATATAGGTTCCGAACCTTTTGATTATGAAGGACATACCATAGTAAGTTTTGATAAGGATCCTTTTAGAGATTTTAATGTTACAGGAGATAGAAAATTTTTAGAAGATATAAAATACGCCCCTATCGCATCTGAAGAAGTATGGAATGATTTTAAAGAAGCAATTAATAATGGTTCCGTTTTTGCCATCATAACAGCAAGAGGTCATTCCCCAGCGGCTCTTAAAAAGGCGGTAAGACATATTATAGAAAATAATATGCATGGTATTGAAAAAAGTGAGTTGGTTAGAAATTTAAAAGAATACAGAAGATTGGCAGGATTAAAACAAGTGGAAAATGAAAATTGGTTAATAAACGATTACTTGGACAGATGTCAGTTTTCTCCCGTATCTTATGGAAAAGGATCTGCTGCTAACCCTGAAGAAGAAAAATATAATGAGTTATTAAGATTTTACAACAGAATGAGTAGGTCATCTAAAAAATTCCAAAAAGCTCAATTTGTAAATCACGTAGACACTGGAAAAAATTCAATAGGTAGTGGATTATTTAAATTCAAAGAACCTTCATTTGGTTTTTCAGATGATGATGAAAGAAATGTTAGATCAATTAAAAATAGATTTTCAGATATAGGTAAAAAATTAAATGTTTATTATACTAAAGGAGGAGAAAAAAGATTATATGAAAACCGGTCTAGTATAAGAATATTTTAAAAAAAGATGGAAGTAAATAGAAAAATTTTTTCTATCGTATATTTATAATAAAATAAAAATAAACTAAAACTAAAAAATAGAAAACATGGCAGATCTTTTAATGAAAATGCCCATACCGTATGAACCAAAAAAACAGAACCGATTTATCTTGAGGTTTCCTACAGATTTGGGTATCAATGAATGGTTCGTTCAAACAGCGTCAAGACCTAAAATTACAATAACATCTAATAACATTAAATTTCTTAACACAGAAACTTATGTTGCAGGTTCATTTACATGGGGGGATATTACAGTTAAAATGTTAGACCCTATCGGTCCTTCTACAACTCAAGCGGTTATGGAATGGGTTAGATTGGTTGCTGAATCAGTAACAGGTCGTATGGGTTATGCCGCAGGGTACAAAAGAAACGTTGATTTAGAAATGTTAGATCCAACAGGAGTTGTTATCGAAAGATGGATTTTGGTAAATGCATTTCCGACAAGTGCTGACTTTGGTTCTGTAGGGTATGGAACTGACGGTCCTGCTGAGGTTTCCATTACACTTAAAATGGATAGAGCGATTCTAGTTTACTAATTAAACTTTATTAATATAATAATTTTAATCCATATTGTCATGTACAATATGGATTTTTATTTACAAAAAACTTTTTAAAAGTATTTTTATAATAAAACAAATTATGGAAAATGAAATTTTGTATGGACAAATGAATTTTAATTTACCACACGATGTGGTTGAATTACCCTCTAAAGGTTTATATTATAAAAATAAAAAATCTAGTGTAAAGGTTGGTTATTTAACTGCAGCCGATGAAGACATATTAAGCTCAGGAATTAAAAATAATAACTTATTAACCACTCTATTAAGAAATAAATTATATGAACCTGAATTAAAACCTGAAGAGTTATTGGATGGAGACATTGAAGCAATATTAATTTTTCTTAGAAATACTTCCTTTGGTCCTGAATACACATTAAGTTTAATGGACCCCGCAACAGGAAGAATGTTCCAACATTCATTTGTTATTGATGAAATAAATTTTAAAACACCTAAGATAACACCTAATGAAGATGGTACGTTTAATACAGAATTACCAAGAAGTGGAGCTAAAGTTAAACTTAAACTTTTAAATTTGGGTGAAAAAACAAAAATAACAAATATGGAATCAAGTTACCCTAAAGGTAGGGTGGCGCCAACAACAATATGGACATTACAAGAACAAATTGTTGAATTAAATGGTGAGACAGATAAAGGTAAAATTATTGAATTTGTACAAAATATGCCAATAATGGATTCTAAACATATTAAAAAATTTATATCAGAAAATGAACCAGGGTTGGACTTAACATTAAATGCAATAGCCCCGTCAGGAGAAAACGTGTCGACCTCGATAACGTTTGGGGTTGACTTTTTTCGGCCTTTCTTCAACGTATAAGCAATATCTTTTAGATCAGTACATTTTTCTTGCAAAATTTCTTAGGACATCATATTCTGATTTTCTAAAAATACCTACATATCAAAGAAATTATATGATAGATAAAGTTATTGAAATGAATCAACCAAAACAATAAAATAGGTATTTATATAAAAATAATATTACTATGATGTTTTTTACCACAGGAGGAACTAGTTTTTTAACAAATGCTGCGGCAATATCTGATGCTGTAAAAAAGAATGTTACAGGTATTAGAGAAATGGTCGAGAGTATCGACAAAGAATTCTCAAAATTAGCAGTTACAATAGGTGCGGGTAGAGAACAGGCATTTCTTTTAAAACAAACACTTACAGAAGGTCTTACAGAAATCACAAGATTAGGTGGTAGTGTTGCTAATATTATTGAACAACAAACAGCTTTAAATAATACTTTTGGAACACAACTAGTTTTAAATAAAAACGCAACTACAGATTTATTTGCAACAACAACTGCAACGGGAATTAAAGTACAGGAACTGTCAGATAATTATGCTAATTTAGGTAAATCAATACATGAGTCAAATTCTGAGATGGCTTCCATTATGGAAAGTGCAAATTTAATTGGTGTAAATGCACAAAAAGTTGCTCAGTCAGTGAGTACTAATATGAAGGAACTTCAAAGGTTTAATTTTAAAGACGGAGTTATGGGTCTTTCCGATATGGCGGCAAAATCCGCAGTTTTAAGAGTTGATATGGCAACATCACTTAAGGCTGCTAAAGATCTATATAGTCCTGAAAAGGCTCAATCATTTGTTAATACATTGTCAAGATTAGGGGCCACAGGTTCTCAAGAATTAATGAATGTTGAAAGAGTAAGATTTTTAGCGAGAAATGAACCCGCAAAACTCCAAGAAGAAATTGCAAAAATGGCATCTAAATTTGTTGATGAAACAGGAAAAATGTCTGCGGTTGGTATGGATTTCTTAGATGAAATATCAAAAGAGGCGGGAATTGGCGCTGAGGATTTATCAAAAATGGGTATTTCTTTTTCTCAAATAGCCGAAAAGAAAGAATTAATTGGTAAGTCAGGATTTAATCTTGCACCAGACTCAAAAGAACTAGAGAAACTTAATAATTTACTTACAAAAGGTAAAGATGGTAAGTTTGAGGTTACATATGAACAAGACGGTCAACAAGTAACTAAGGCACTTGAAGACATGAATTCTTATGAAAGAACAGAATTACAAAAATTTTTAGAAAAACAAAATCAAGAAATAACAAATACATTTGCCGCCAAACCTGGTGAGGATAAAAATTTAACAAAATTAGTTGAACAACAAATGGACATTAGTACCAAAATGTCTAAGGCGGTTGAAGCTATTGGAACTATTGCGACAAGTCAAATTGCTGGATCAAACAGAGGTGAAGAATTTGTTAAAACTACAAGTGAAAATATTGATAAATTATCATCAAAAACATTTGAAAAATTAGATTCGGCCACAGATAGAATAGGAGAGGCATTTGATAAAACAATTGAATTACAGACAGAATATGCAAAAAAAACTATAGATACTGCAGCCACAGGGATCCAAAAAATAGCGACATCAAATTTTGATTCGGTAACAACTATTTTAAGTGACGCATTTACAAGCACATCAAGTCCTTTTAAAATAGCGATGGATGGATTGATAGATATTTTTAAAATTAAAAAAGCGGATGACTTTGTAAGTTTTCCTGGAAATAATAGAATGTTAACAGGACCTGAAGGGACTTTTGAGGTAAATGAAAATGATACTATTATTGCTGGAACAGATTTTCCAAAAACAGAAGAAGAGGTTAATAAAATGATGGAAATTTTAAAATCGCCACAAAACTCTTTTATTTCATCTCCTATTGAAACAAAACCATTGTTAATTCCGGAAAATATGGGAATTAAATCTGCAATGGATTCACAAAGAGAAAAGGCCTTGACTGAGATTATGATGACACAGATGTCAGGTAAAGAAAACAGTACAACACCAAAAGAAATAAAAACAACAAATGATATAAATCATAAATTAGATTTGGTTGTTGATTTAAAAAATGTACCAACAAATATGAATCAAAATGATTTAAAAAATACATTAGAAACCGCGATTAAACAACCTGAGTTTTTAAACAAACTAAGAGATGGTATGAAATCAATCGAAGGATTTAATTTTTACTAAAAAAACAAATCTATATTCTATTTATAAAATAAAATTTATATAATGCCACAGAGTAGTTTAAGTTTTCAAAATAGTGCTAGCTTTAGAAATTCATTAATAGCGAGGACTTTACCACCATATAGTGTGTCTGGAGCATTTAGCTCACCTTTAGGTCCTCAAAATTATGAAATTAATTTATCTGAATATTCAAATTTAAATTTACCAAACATTGGATCAACAAACGAAGCCGATACTTTTTATCCATTAAATAAATACGGACCTAATGGTGGTTTTGTAAATGCCATAGGGTTACAACAAGACCCTATTATAAATTCTTCAAATGAGGGTGAATATGATCCTTCAGAAACAAATTTAGATATTGTAAATGAATTTTTTATAGATTCTGCATACAGTAAAAATAAGTACGGACCTATTGGTGGATATAATGAAATGTTTGATGTGACTGAATATCAAATAGCCAATCAAGTACACCAACCATATTTTGACCCAATATTTTTTACACCATCTAAGTATGATCCTTATAATTTATACACTCAAGATAATCCTATAGGTAGTGATGGTTCATTATCCAGCGACTCATACTTAATGAGGTTATCTGCAACAAAATTAGAGACTAATTTTAATGCTTCTATTGCGGCAGAAGAACAAAGACAATTATTTAGACAAACAACCCCAAACCTAACATCAACATCCGCATTGGCTGGAAGTGGTGTTGGTACAAGTAGAGATTATAGAATAACAGTACCATTAAATAATGTCACATTTTTAGATAGATTAAAAGGAGACTTTAGTCCTGGATCGCCTTTAACTGGACCATTATTTATTGATGAAGACTCAAATAGAAATCCATCAACAGGTAATCAAATTGCTAATGTACTACAAAACACCGCAGCAGGATCTTTTAATCTTTTAGCAGATGGGTCAAGTAGACTTTTACAACCATCTAAAGGTTTGTTAGAACAAACAGGAGCAGGTCAAATATCGACATTATATACATTATTAAATAAAAATATTTATAGACCTTCATATGAGATAGGAGGTTTGGGTAACGCCGTTTTAACTGGAGTTAACTCTATATTAAAATCTGTTGGTGCTTCTTTAAGTGGAGGTTATTATGTTGGTTCTGATGTAAATAGACCTGAATTTATAACTTCACCAGTAAACGCGGTGCCTATTAATTCTTATGGTAAGCTAACAAACGCAATTGTTTTTGGTCCCGATGAGGTTGGAAATCAATATGAAGGACCTGGAATGGAACAGGCATTTTTTGGATTAAACGGAATCTCAACGGAGAACGGAGGAAAACCTGACGGAGGATTTGTTTGGACATCACCAAGATTTAAAGAAGCAGCCGGTTATAAAGTTAAAAAAGGTGGAGATCTCGCAACTATAGATGAAGAGTTTAACCAAATAAGTTCATCATATCTTTTTAATGAATCAACAAATTTTGGTTTAAAACAAGGGTCAATACTCGATAATACACAAAGACTAATAAATTCTGCAGATAATCTATTCGGTAAGAGAAGATTAAAACATGCAGGTAATGCTATTAATCAAGTAAGTAAAGTTTTTCATGATGGTTATAGAGAAATAACAAAAGGTTCTAAAATAATGTCTTATGTTGATAATGCAACAGGAGAGGAGGCAGGTATAGAATATTGTAGGTTGTTTACTAAAGATACGCCATATTATACATTTAACGATTTACAAAAGTCAGAAGGTATGACAACAGAAAATAGAAGGTTTTCTTATTCTGTGCTTGATAAAACATATAATTTAAATATTGCACCAATAAAGGGGATTGGTTCTACTAATGTAACTTCAAAAGGGGCAAAAAAATATATGATATCAATTGAAAATTTAGCTTGGAGAACTTCTGATAGACCTGGTTTTACGGTTGATGAATTACCGCTATGTGAAAGAGGACCAAATGGAGGTAGAATTATGTGGTTTCCTCCATATGATGTCACATTCAATGACGGTAGTTCTGCTTCTTTTGATGAAGTATCATTTTTAGGAAGACCTGAACCTGTATACACATATAAAAACACTAGTAGATCGGGTAAGTTAGGTTTTAAAATTGTTGTTGACCACCCATCAATAATGAATCTATTAGCGAACAAACAATTAGAAAAGTTAGGTAAAGAAAAGTTTGATCAGGTTGTTAAATCATTTATTGCTGGATGTACAAAATATGACCTTTATGAATTAGCAGCAAAGTTTAATACGTTACCATTAAGAGAACTTGAAATGTATCAAAACTTACTTAATGACCCAAGGTTAACTCCCGAAGAATTAGAACAAATACAAAATGAAATCCCTTCTGAAAACACATCACCAGAAAATGCTAGTACTATAGGTAATACGCCTGAAGCGGAAAAAAACTTTAGTTTGAATTATGAAGGAATAGGATTTTATTTTTCTCCTGAATCAACAACTAATATAAATTTTGAACAACAAATAAATAAATATATATCGGATGTTAACACAATTACACAACTTTCTCCGGACGAATGTAGTGTTGTAGGGGGATCAGCAACAGATTATAAAAAGACTAATACAACTGTTTTTATAAATAATATAGTAAAAAGTAATTATAGTGCAATAAACAATGAGTTTATAGGAGGATTAAAAGACATAATATCAAACAAAAATATAATAGATTTAAAAATTGAAGGAAGAAATCAACAGTTTTCAGAATCAGTAAAAACATTTTTAACTGAAAAATTAAAAACAGAAATAGATAATAAAAAATTAACAATAACAATAGGAGGAACACTAACTAAAAATACGGTTAAAAATTATGTTAATCCGACACAACCACAACCAGGGGCTTCTTTTAATACTAATCAAACTATAGTATCACCACAAACATCAGTTACAACTTTAACACAACAACAAAAAAACAATAGTTATCCTAATTTGGCGGTAAATTGTGCTATTATAAGTAAGATAACTATAGTTGACGATTTATCAAATAAAGACCCTGAAGAAGAAAATAATAAAAACCAAAGTTCTCCTGATCAACAAAACCCACAAGCAGTTAAACCACAACCAAATACAGATATACAAGATAAATTAAAACAAGCTATAGGTAAAAAAATAATAAGAAGACTATTAACCGAATGTGATTATTTTGAACTATTAAAAGACAACGACCCAATGGTTTTTGAAACATTAAAAGATAAATTAAAATTCTTTAATCCGGCATTTCACTCAATGACACCTGAAGGTCTAAATGCTAGGTTAACATTTTTAAATCAATGTGTTAGACCTGGACAAACAATACCTGTTATTGGTAGTGACGGTAGACCAAAATATGATGATGCGTTAAACACAACATTTGGCGCACCACCTGTATTGGTTATAAGAGTGGGTGACTTTTATCATACTAAAGCAATACCAGGAGCACTATCAATAACTTATGAGGCACCGTTTTTTGATATAAATCCCGAAGGAATTGGAGTTCAACCCATGATTGTAAGTGTTAGTTTAGATTTAAAATTTATTGGAGGACACGGATTAGCAAGACCTGTTGAAACTTTACAAAACGCATTATCATTTAACTTCTATGCTAATACAGAAATGTACGATGAAAGGGCTGAGGAAACTGAGTTAAACTTGGCACTTTTAGAATTAGTTGATAAAGCAATTGCTAATCAAACAGTTAATAATGAACAATCAAATGATGGTGGAGAAACAATAGGAACTGTTTTAACTACTATAAAAAGTGGTGAAACTGAGAGTGGTGATATTGATTATACAAAAATATATACTCAATTATCAGATCAAACAAGAGACTTTATTAATATAACCAATAATCAATATAATACCATAGTTGATCAGTTTAATTATAGCATGTTCCAATTAGTAAATTATGAAAGAAATTATAAATCAGGTAATACAATAACAAATACCGCTAGTTTAGTTGATACTAAATTATATGGTAAACCAAATGATTTTGAAAAAAGAATAAATAAATTAAGTAGTAAAATAAAAGAAGACATTAATAATGATACAAATCCTATAATAACTATATTTTTAGATATACCATCTTTAGCGGATAAAGATAACATAATTAGGGATACAAAATCAAAATTAAAAAAATATGTTGAGAGCGTTGAAAAAGAAATAATAAGAGATATTGCCCAACCAATAAATACAATTGTGGATACCGAACAAAATTTAATAAAAACTTTTAATAAACTTAATGTAGTTACGACTAAAAAATTAGGTAACG